ATGTCAATCGGAGAGCAGGGAAACAGATGGATAAATTACGAACCGCTGCCCAGCCAGAAGAAGTTCCACGATTCGACAGCTCGGTTTAAGGGCTTTTCGGGACCGATCGGTTCGGGTAAGAGTCAGGCCTTGTGCCATGAAGCGATTCGGCTGAGTTATCTGAATCCGGGCAGGACAGGGTTGATTGGCGCGCCTACCTATCCTATGTTACGGGATTCGACGCTGACGTCGTTACTGGAGGTGCTCAACAGCAATCAGGTGCCTTATGAGTACCACAAGGCTGAGAACATTCTTTCTCTGACAGATGCGGGATCGCGAATATTGTTGCGATCGATCGACGAATTCGAGCGACTGCGCGGGACCAATCTGGCGTGGTTCGGTGTGGACGAACTTACCTATGCGCAGGAAGAAGCATGGCTGAGGCTGGAGGGCCGGCTGCGCGATCCGAAGGCGACACGTCTGGGCGGCTTTGCCGTGTGGACGCCGAAGGGGTTCGACTGGGTGTATCGGAAGTTCATTCAGAATCCGATGGCAGGGTATGAGGCTGTGCTGGCGCAGCCTTATGAGAACAGATTTCTTCTGAAGAGCGTGCCGGACTTTTATGAGCGCCTTAAGGAGAGTTACGACGAGAACTTCTATAAGCAGGAGGTGCTCGGGGATTATCTGAATGCCAAGGGGAGTCTGGTGTATCGAGCTTTCACGAGGGCGGGCAATCTTCGGCCCGTGGAACTTGACCCTGGCAAGCCTGTTTGCTGGGCGGTGGATTTCAATGTGGATCCGATGTCTTCGGTGATTGCGCAGGTTCATGGCGGTTCTATCTATGTCGCGGATGAGATCGTTTTGCGGCGGTCTACGACTCTGGAGGCTTGCGAGGAGTTCGAGAAGCGGGTTGGCGTACCCGTGGCGGGTGTCGTCGTTTACGGCGACGCATCGGGTTCTGCCGCGCAGACTACGGGCTTTTCGGATTATGCGGTGATTCGTGAGTTTTTCCGGCAGCGAGCGGCGAAGGTGTCTTACAAGGTGCCGAGCGCGAATCCTCCGGTGAAGGAGCGTGTAGCGGCTGTGAACGCGAAGCTGAAGAACGCAGCGGGGGATGTGCAGATGGTGGTGGATCCGAGGTGCCGGGAACTGATTGCGGATTTCGAACAGGTCTCGTACATGGAGGATTCGATGCAAATCGACAAGGACAAGGACCGGCGGCGGACACACACATCCGACGCTTTGGGTTATCTGGTGTTTCAGGAGTTTCGCGGGGCGCCGATCGGTGAGCGCAGAGGGCGACTGTTTTAGGCAGTGTTATGAGGAACGTTTATGAATTCACATATTGAGCAGGAACATCCCGACTACACGTCGCGCGCACGAATGTGGCGGCGTTATCGCCACCTCTACGCCGGCGGCGAGCAGTTCCGAACCCACGCGGCCGAGTATCTGGTGCGCCGTCACAAAGAGCCGATGGAGGTTTATCAGGAGCGCCTGACACGGGTGTTCTATGAGAACTATCTCGGATCGATCATCGACTGGTATATGGCGACGCTGGTGCGCAAAGAACCGGTCATCGAATTCGAAGGCGCGAGCGAGGCGGCGAAGGACTACTTCAGCCTGCTGACACGGAATGCGGATCTTCGCGGGACAACACTCACCCAGTTCCTTAAAGAGCAGCTCACGGAAGCGCTGGTCTGCGGGAAGTCCTATATGGTGGTGGACTTTCCGAAGAACAGCGCGCCGGCCCTGACCCGTGCCGATGAAGATGCTTCCGGACGAAGCCGCGGCTATCTGGTCGGTTACACGGCCGATGAGGTCATCAACTGGAGCTATAACGATCTCGGTGAGATGGACTGGGTGGTGATTCGGACATCCTGCCTGAAGCAGGACAGCGTGCGGTCGATGGGATGGAAGAAGGAGACGCGCTGGATCTACTACGATCGGGCGAAATATGAGATTTACGAGCAGTGCGAAGTGAATCACAAGCCGGGTATCGAACTGGTGGATGAGGGTCCGCATGGGTTCGCCGGTATCGGACGCGTACCCGTGTTCGAGCTTCGTCTGAGCGAAGGTCTTTGGATGGCCAACAAGGTGGCGCTGCTGCAACTGGAGCACTTCAATAAATCGAACGCGCTGGGATGGGCGCTGACGATGGGTCTTTTCGCGACGCCGGTGATCTACTCCGACCGCGAATACAACCAGCTGATGGGCGAGAGCTACTGGGTGCAACTCGGGCAGCAGGACAGCATCGGCTGGATGGAGCCCGAGGGCAAGGTTTACCAGATAGCGGCGGATAACCTGGGCCGCCTGAAAGACGAGATCTATCGAGTGGCCTACCTGATGCAGCAGGCAGGCGACAGTTCTTCGAGCAAGCAGTCGGGACTGAGCAAGCAGTGGGACTTCAGCGTCACACAGGAGATTCTCGGCGCTTACGGCGACGTGATGAAGGACGCGATGAAGAACGTGCTGAATGCAATCGCGGCGGCCCGGCAGGACGATTTGACCATCGACGTTACAGGCGTGGATGAGTTCGATATTGGCGACTTCAGTTCGGAAGCCGCTGACGCGCAGAGCCTGCTGGGCCTCGGGATTCAGTCCCCCACTTTGAAGAAACAGGTGTTCAAGCGGGTTGCGCTGAAATATCTGAGCGATGCGCGGCAGGAGATCAAGAACCGGATCGCGGATGAGATTGACGCCGCGGCCTGATTTTTGTGTCGAAAATTTCGGAGGTGAGAATTGGAAGGACCTATCGACGTGCAAGGGATCGTGCAGCAGGCGATCGACGAGTACATGCGAAAAGACAGCGCGCGGCGCGAACCTGCATATAAGACGGAACTGCAGGAAGAGCGGCGGCGCCGGGAACAGCTCGAGAAGCGCATGAACGAGCTGGTGGAAGAAAACAAACGAAGCCGCGCAATGGCCGAAGAGGCTCAGCGCAATTCTACAATCCGCACCGAGCTGCAGAAGCTCGGTGTGGCGAAAGTAGACCTTGCGTTCAAGGCGGTTCAGGACGGCATCGTTCGATCTGAAGATGGCCGGCTTGTGGCGCGGGGCGAGAACGGGGAAGTGCCCGTTTCGGAATATCTGGCAGGTTTCGTACAGGAGAATCCGGAGTTCCTTCCGGCGAGAATCGCGGGAGGAACGGGGATGACGGGCACACAGAAGACGACACCGCATAACAGTGCGGGCGCCATCGATATCGATAAGATCAGCCCGTCGATGAGCAGGGAAGAACTCGACCGGGTGCGGCAGGAGATCCTTCGGGTCACGACGCAATCGCTGCGGGGCTAAGCAACAGAAGAGACATGGCGAAGGGGGAGCCGGAAACGGCTCCCCCTTTTCATTTGAAGTCAGAAAAGACAGAGAGAGGAAAAGAAAGATATGCCAGCAATTACATCAGCAAACGTCGCGAACGCAATCGTGAAACTTGTGGCCGCGGATGCACTCCCGGCCCTGGTGGGGAACCTCGTGATGGGGAACCTCGTGAACCGCGATTACGAACCGACTCTGGCGCAGGCGGGCGATACGGTCAACATTCCGATCGCACCCCAGCTTGTGGCCAACAACATCGCGGAGGGCGGTTCGGTTACGCCTCAGAATCCGAGTCTCGGAAATGCCCAGATCGTGCTTAACACGCACGCCGAAGCCACCTTCCTGATTCCGGACGTCACCAAAGTGCTCGCCGTACCCGACCTGCTGAAGGTTTATATGCAGCCGGCGGTTGTGGCGATCGCCGAGAAGATCGAGAGCGATCTGATGAACCTGTACGCGGGCTTCACGGCGAACGCTCCGCTCGGAACGGCCGGCACGGCTGTTACCGAAGCAACCATCGACCAGGCGGAGACCGCTCTGTTCACCTCGAAGGTTCCTTCGAGCGAGCCGAAGTACCTTGTGGTCGACAGCAACACCTATTCGGCCATGCGCCAGATCCCTCGCTTCAGCGAATTCCATACCTGCGGCGAAGCGGGTCTGCGTTCTCTGGTTGACGGCACCATCGGGAAGATCAAAGACTTCTACGTTTTCCGCTCGCAGTATGTCCAGAAGACGGGCAGCTCTCCGGTCAACACCCACAACCTGGCGTTCGCAAAAGACGCGCTGGGTCTGGTGATCCGCCGCCTGCCGCAGCCGCTTCCCGGCACGGGCGCCATTGCCGAATACGCCGAACTGGGCAACTTCGGAATGCGCGTCACGATGAGCTATCAGCCGAACACGCTGTCTCAGCAGTTCACGGTTGACGTGCTTTATGGCTGCGCTGTACTGCGGAACAACTTCGCGGTTCAGGTCAACAGCTAACAGCCAGATAAGTCAGCGCAGGCGGAAGCGCCTGCGACACATGCGGGCGCGCTTCGGGCATACCGGGCGCGCCCGGTTTATTTTCTACCGACAGAGAGGGACATATGGATTTGCGAGCTTACTACAGCAAGATTCGGGAAACCGAGGCGACTCTGCAGGGCGAAAGCCTGGTGGTGGTCAGTCTGGCCACTTCCGAAGGAGGGAAGAAAGGAGTCAAGACCGAAGTTCCGCGCGCGATTGCGGCGAAGCTGATCGCGGAAGGCCGCGCCCGCGTGGCGACGGATGAGGAAGGTCTGGAGTTCTATGAGGCACACCGCGAGGCGCGCGAACGCTTCGAAGTGGAACAGGCGGCGCGGCGCATGCAGGTCATGGTGATTCCTCAGCAGGATCTGAGAAAGCCGAAGGAGAGGAGCTAGCCATGCCCCTGTTTGTGGACGGGCCGATCTCAACGATCAACGATCTTACCAACCAGGACTCCGGATTTCTCGATGTAGCGCAGACCTGTGGCATCGACGCTACCACGAAACTGCAACTGGCGCATGAGGAACTGGCGACCGATCTGCAGTTGTGGCTCGACAGGCCGCGGCCGACACTCGATCTGGTCTACGGCCCGGTGCTGCGTATCGAGCAGGTTGCGATCACTCCGGCATTGAAGCGCTGGGAGACCATGATGGCGCTTTCGCTGTTCTATCGCGATGCGTATTTCAGCCAGTTGGTGGACCGCTACCAGGCGCGCTGGGATGAATACGCGAAGCTGACGCGCGACGCTTATGAGCGCTTCGTGGCCAGCGGGCTGGGGATCGTCGCGAACCCCGTGCACAAGGCGGCGATTCCTTCTCTGGGCGTCGTGGCGGGACCGCAAAAAGGCGGAACCTTCTATGCGCGCGTTGCGTGGGTCAATGCAGCGGGTCAGGAAGGCGAGGCTTCGGAGGCGACGTCGCTGACGGTAGCGGACAACCATCTGATGACGGTTGCGGCCGTGAATCCTCCGATGGGTGTTACGGGATTCAATGTCTATGCGGGCGCTTCGCTCGACGGCATGGTTGCGCAAAACAATGTCCCTCTCCCGGTTGGGGGCAGTTTCAGCTACGTACCGGGATTCACCACTCAGGGCAGAGCGCCCGGCAGAGGTCAGTTGCCCGACGTTGTGCGTCCTTTGGCGCGCACGATTCTGAGGGGATAAGAGCATGGCAGGAATAACGGGAACACTTACCAACACGCTGCTGGCGAAGCTTCGTTCGGCTACGGACGGAGTCAACATCCGGATCGGCGCGATGGAGTCCGCGGATACATCTCTGAGCGCGCCCGGCGTACGTTCGATTGGAGCTCTGAATGCGAGCGTCGAAATCAGCGAGAAGACAGGACACGCGCACTACCCGGCCCTGTTGGTGTATTGCGACAAGCTGTCGAATTCTCTGAAAGAGAAGTTCCGGCAGTTTTCGGGAAGGGCGCACCTTGTGGTGGAAGTGCGGTGTTCTCAGGACCGCATCGAAGGGCTCGAGAATGCCGCGCAACTGTATGTGGACGCCGTGTGCGCTCTGCTGGACGATTCGCGCGGCGACTGGGGCGGCGGGTCGTTTTACGGGGGCGGTTACGAAGTGAGTTACGAGCCGGTAGCGCGGGGCGGGAAGAACTTCCTGCAGCGGGCGCGGGTGGGTTTCGATATCGAGGTCAGCAGGTAAAGCTATGGCATACATTTCATCGAACGCAAACCGGTGGTACTGCGCATTGGAAAGCGCATACGGCACGATACCGGCAATCACGGCGGCGAACCGAATTCCCGCCGTTTCCATGACCGCGCAACTGCGCCGGGCTAAGAGCCAGCGCAAGGATAAGACCGGAAGCCGCACGTGGGCCGGAGCGCCGCAGGGCATGCGGATGCAGACCAATTACGACCTGAAGACCTACATGAGGGACTGGGCCGATCCGACGACGCTGCCTCCACACGATCCTCTGTTTGAAGCGGCGCTCGGCGGCGCGGGAACCCTTTGGGCCGGCGGCACCGCGAACACAGGAACTACGAATCTGACGGTGTCGTTTGTGGCTCCGCACGGGCTGCTTCCGGGTCAGGCAGTGGTATCGAACGGAGAAATCCGCTTCGTGGCCGCGGTGGCCGGCCCGAACACCATCGTTTTGAACGCGCCGTTTTCTACTGTGCCCGTTACGGGACTTGCTATGTCGCCCACTGCGACTTACACGCCGTCTTCGCAGTTACACAGTTTCAGTCTGTTCGACTACTGGGACCCTTCGAGCGCGGTTCAGAGAGTACTGACCGGCGCCGCTGTCGAGCAGATGAGCCTGAAGCTGAATGGGGACTTCCATGAGTTCGAATTCAAGGGCCAGGCTCAGGACATAATTGACAGCGTATCCTTCACAGCACAGCAGGGTGGAGTGGCAACATTCCCGGCAGAGCCAACGGTGAGCGCGTATAGCTATTCGCCGGTGCCTGGAAATCTGGGCCAGGTGTGGCTGGGTGTGCTGCCGAATCAGTTCCTTTCGGTGTCTTCGGCATCCGTAGAGATCCGCAACAACGTGGATATGCGGGCGAATGAGTTCGGCTCTTCCCTGCCCCAGGGTATTGCTCCGGGTGCGCGTGAAGTTTCACTCTCACTCGAGTTGTTCAGCCAGGACGATACAGCGACCGAGGCCTTGTACCAGGCGGCGCGGCAGCAGATTCCGATGGGCGTGATGTTCCAGCTGGGACAGGTGGGCGGGCAGCTCATGGGTATCTATTTGAAGTCTGTGGTGCCTGTGGTTCCGGAATTCGACGATTCCGAGACTCGGGTGAAATGGAAGTTCGAAGATGTGCGGGCCCAGGGCACTGCGGACGATGAAATCGCGATCGCGTTCGGATAGGAGCTGCACATGGAAAGACTTTCTACAGCCTGGCAGAGCCGGATCGCAATTCCATCGGAGGTGTATCCGGGAGTTGAATTCGTGATCTCGCGGATCACATTCGGGCGGCGGCTCGAACTCATGAGGCGGGTGCGCGATCTTGCGGTCCGCCTTGAATACTTCGAAGCGGGACGCGAAGAAAAGAACAGGATCGAAGCCAGCTTACTCGGCGCGCAACTCGACAGGCTCTACATCGAATGGGGTCTGGAAGAGGTGCGCGGCCTGGAGATCGATGGGGACCCGGCCACTCCGGCCAGTCTTGTCGACCGCGGCCCGGAAGAACTCTTTCAGGAAGCGCTCGCAGCGGTGAAGGCCGAGTGCGGGCTTTCGGAAGAACAGCGAAAAAACTGATTGTCGCGTTCCATTTCCAGTTGGCAGGCGCGCAGCTTGCGGACCGGGCCGGGTGGGATTGCGACAGCTGCAGACGGACCGGCCTGGAAATGAAACGCAGATGCGGCTTTCTCCCCGCGGACAAGCGCGGTGAGCCGAGGATCGTATGGGGACGGAAGCAGGTCTCTTCGCAGGAATGTCCGAGGTCTTTCGTCACAGGCGAAAGCATGGCGCTGCTCGAAGAGTATTTCGTCCGCACACGGCTCGGAATTCCCACGTCGATGGAGACCGAGGCTCGCAAAGCGGATGCGTTTCTGATATTGCGCGACCTGATGGAACGAGAGGAACACGATGGCACGACGCAGCATTGAGGAAGTGATTCAGACGATAGCGCCTTCACGGCGACGCGGCATACCGAATCCGCCGACGATCGGGGTGGGAGTTTCGGGCACGGGCGATCTGGCGACGTCGCTATCGCAGGCGGGGCAGCAGATCCAGCAGCTGCAGGCCGCTTATCAGCAACAAGCCAATCTGATCACGGAGAATACACAGGCTCTGCAGAGCAATACTTCCGTGAAGTCGGGCAGTTCGGCTGGCAGCGTACTGGGCGGCGTTGCTTCTTCTCTGTTCGGTGGGCTGCTTTCGCCGATCATCTCCGGCATCGCCAGTCTGTTCGGCGGTGGAAGTTCCACACCGCAGCCGCTGCCGATCTATACTCCGCCCGCTCCGATTGCAATCAGCGGAGCGCTGCAGGCTTCGCCCATCGCTTCCGGGGGCGCATCCGGTTCTTCGGCACCGCCTTCCGCAGCCGGCGGTAACGCCAATCAGACTACATATTCACCACAGATCACTGTGAACGTGAGTGCTATGGACAGCCAGTCTTTTCTCGACCGAAGCAACGATATTGCGAGCGCGGTGAGAGAGGCCATGCTGAACATGCATCCCATTAATAACGTGGTCGCGGAGTTGTAAGCCATGCCTGCTTTCCCTGCTTTGAGAACCGGCGCGGTAGCGCAGTACCCGCTCGATCGTACGGTTCGCTTTCAAACACAATCGGTGAAGTTCATGGACGGCAGCCGACAGCGCTTCCGCTTGTATGGCGCGGGTCTGCGCCGCTGGAAGATCCGACTGGACCTGCTCGACGAGCAGGAAATGGCCGCTGTCGTGGCATTCCTGGAACAGCAGGGGTCTTCAGTATTCCCTTTCACCGATCCGGTCACGGGGGATTCCATTTCCTCCTGCATCATTTCCCATCAGAGCTACGACGCAGGATCGGCAGGCGAGATGAACGCCAATGTCTCGGTAGAAATTGAGGAGGTTTCGGCATGAGCTTCTATCCGCAGATCGGGAGCGGCGTGGTTACGCAGTTTCCGTTTAGCCGCACACGCATGTGGCGCGGCATCACCAACCAGCTGGAGGGCGGCGAATCGATTGTGCTGCCTGACAGCGCGGGAGGTGAGATCGCGTGGAGTCTCAAGTATGAAGACCTCACGGCGGCCGAACTCCAGGCGATCGCGAACCTGTTCGCCGAGTCACAAGGCGGCTTTGGATCCTTCACCTTCATCGACCCCCTGGAAAACCTTCTGGGCTGGAGTGAGGATATGACCAGGACTTCGTGGCAGCCGGGACAACTGACCCTGGCGTCCGGGGCGGCAGACCCGCTGGGCACAACAAGAGCGTCATCTCTTACGAACGGCACTCCGGGCGCGCTCTCGCTTTCGCAGACCCTCGGCGTTAGCGGAGACTACGTTGCCTGCTTCAGCGCCTACATCAGATCCGCAGCAGCGGGCGTTGTCACAATCGAGCGCGACGGGATTCAGACAACGGCATCGGTGGGTTCGCAATGGCGACGGATCGTGGTCTCCGGCCCCGGAATCGCAGGCGCGGCGCAATCGACTTTCTCTCTTTCCGTACCCGCGGGGATGACGGTCCAGGTCTTCGGATTACAAGTCGAAGTCCAACCGTGGCCTTCGACCTACCGCGCCACCGGAGCCGCGTCCGGAATTTACGAAGAAACTTACTTTGCCGATGACGAACTGACCGTCACCAGTACCGCGCCGGGCCTTTCCCGCGCTTCGATCAAACTCATCTCACGAATCTAAACGGATCAAACTATGCAAAGCGCATTCACAGCCAAAGAGCGCCTCAACGCCGATACGCCGCTGTTCTTTTTCGATTGCACGACGATCGACGGGACCGTATGGCACTGGAGCAGCCGCACGTTCACATGGAACGGCTCGACGTACGAAGCCCGTGTGCTTCGCCACAATCTTTTCGAGGCGCAACTGGCATCCGAGAATCAGGTCGGCGGAGTTCCTAAGCTCACCTTCGAACTCGCCAATGCCGATTCGGCGCTGTCTGAAATCGAGCATGAAGTGGGCTTCAAAGGATCGAAGCTCATGGTGTCTGCCGTCTTCGTCGATCTGGTGGCAGGCGCGGCGACAACCGATCCGGTAACGGTCTTCAAGGGCCTGATGAATCCGCCAGAGACGATCACGGAGAATAGTTTCCGGCTCAGCGCGATGAACCGCATCTCGATGCAGCGCACCGTGCTGCCGAATGTCCGCGTGGAGCGCATGTGCCCGTGGCGTTTCCCCACAACAGAAGCGCAGAGGATCGAAGCCGTGGATGGCGGCTCCGCCCGAGGCATTTATTCGCCGTTCTATCGATGCGGTTATTCCGCCGATCAGCCCAACGGCACCGGCAACATGAATGGCGCGGCGCCTTTCAGCAGTTGTTCCTATTCG